GACCCCATCGCACCAGGCGGCTCTCGCCAAGCTCGCGTCTGTGCGGGTCCGGCTCGAGGCCGGCTATGTCGACGACGTCGGGGTTCTGTTCGACGGGGAGCTGCGCTCGGCCCGCACCGTGAAGGAGGGCACCGAGTTCGTCACGCGGGTGTCGGGGGGCGACGGCGACAGCAAGTGCCGCTCTGCCCGCATCAACAAGACCTTCTCCGCCGGCACGCCCATTGGCACCGTGCTCAATGAGCTGGGCAAGGCGCTCGGGGTGGGCCCCGGCAACCTGAAGGACTTCACCGGGGCGACCCTGGCCAACGGCAGCAAGACGCTGAAACGTTCCCTCACCTTGTCGGGCGCGGTGTTCGACGAGCTCGAGCACGTGACCCGCTCGTGCGGGCTGCAGTGGTCTATTCAGGACTCTACCTTGCAAATCCGCGAAGCCGGCCTGCCCGTGGGCGACCGGCAGGGGCCGCTGCTCCGCGCTGACAGCGGGCTCATCGGGACGGTGGAAATCGAAACGGTGGCCAAGGCCGAGCCGGGCTTCGCCGCCGGGTCCACCCGGGTGACGGGCGTCTGCCTGCTCCGGGGCGATCTCATCCCTGGCGTTCCGTTCCGCGTCGAGCAGGAGGCCTTCACGGGCAACCTGGTGGCGGTCGCCACGCACCACGTCGGCGACTCGCACTCGGTCGACTCCTGGGGCATCGAGTGGACGGGGAGACCCTACAAGTGAGGCAGGCATGAACACCCAAGTGATTCCCATCGTGCAGCAGGGAGGCCACGTGCACGCCCTCGGGCACCGGGTCGCGCTCGACAACGGCGGCGTGGCGGAGCTCAAGGCGCGGTGCCTCGAGACGCTGTCCAGGCTCCGGGAGCCGCCGGATGAAATCCGCTTCCAGCTCCCGGTCGTCTCGGTCGTGGCGCTGGCTGCTGCCCTGCCGCCCGGGGAGCGCGCGGCCTCCCCCTCCGACCGGCACCCGGCGCCCCGGGTAGAGCCGCCTCCCGTGGCCGCAGCATCCGGGCAAGCAGCGCAGAAGGGGCGCAAGCGCGGCTGATGGCTGACCCTCGCAACCCTGCCTGGGGCCAGGTGTTCGACACCATCCTGGCCGCTCGCCTGCGCTCGGTGCACACGGCGATGGTGGGGGAGATCCGCTCTTACGATGAGGGTGAGCAGACCGCAGAGGTGACCCTCGCAGTCCAGCTCGAGAACACCGACGGAGAGTTCGTGACGGTGCCGCCCTTGGGAGATGTGCCCGTGCTCTGGCCAGGGGCGTGGGCCGCGGGGGATACCTGCCTGCTCGTGTTTGCCGAGGAGAGCTTTTCCAAATGGTTCGACACCGGATCCGTCGAGCAACCGGAGGTGCTCCGTCGCCACGGCCTGCACGCGGTGTGCATTCCGGTCGTAGCGCGCGCCGGGCAGGCGGTGCAATTCGTGGCACTGGCCAACCTCGTGCAAACGGCGCTCGATAAGATCCAATACGCTTTCGACAACCATACGCACGCGACCGCTGCGACCGGCACACCGAGCCCGCCGATTCCGTTTCCCGGAGTGGTCCCACCACCAGTGGTGCCCGCCGTCTCGCTCGGCCCGGTCGCGGCCTCGAAAGTGAAGGCACGCTAATGCCCGTGATCGGTGACCTCCAGCTCTCGGACGACGGTCGGGAGATCGTGCTGACCCGCGGCGCCGCGATGGCCTTGCAGCAGATCCAAGCCGGCGCGATGATCTGGACGGGCACCATCTCGTGGGACCCGGACGCGGGCCTGCCCATGCTCGGGACCATTTTAGTGAAGGGCCCCGACTTCAGGGTCATCACCCAGATCTTCCGGGAGTTCCTCCTCAACACCGACGGGGTGGTCTCGGTCGATGAGCTATCGGTGCAACTCGAGCGCACGACGCGCGAGCTGACCGTGCGATTTCGGGTAACCTGTGAGGACGGCGAGAGCGCGTCGGATGAAGTCGCTTTCGCGATCGCTTGAAGGAACGCCATGCCCATCACGTCAACCGGCTATGAACCTCGAACGCTCGACGTGGTGCTCACCAGCATCCAAGAGTTCCTGCGCGAGAAGATCAGCGCCAAGCTCACGCTCACCGAGCGGACGGTGTTGGGGAATGTCGCCAATCTAGACGCGGATCACATCGAGCAGCTCGAGGCCCTGGCGCTCGAGTGCTACCACGCGTTCGACGTCGACAACGCCAGCGACGATCGCTTCGTGGCGCTGGCCCGTCTCACCGGCGTGCCCCGGCGCGGCGAGCAGCACGGCCTGGTCACGGTCACGGTCAACCTCGACGCGTCGCAGACCTACGCCCCGGGAGATCTCGCGGCCCACGTGATCGATGAGCCCACCAATAGATGGCTCAACAGGGACGAGGTGGTGAGCACCACGGCGGGCAACTACTCGGCCGTGTTCGAGTCGGAGTTCCCAGGCGCCGAGGCCATCGCCGAGGCGGGCACCATCACGGTCATCGCCACCCCGGTCGCGGGCTGGAATTCCGTGACCAATCCCTTGGCCGCGGATCCCGGGGAGGATATCGAGTCGATCCCGGCGCTCCGCATCCGTCGCGAGAGCGCGGTCTCCATCGGCGGGTCCCGCACCCGCGGAGCCATCCGGGCCAAGCTCGTCTTGCTCGACGGCGTGCTCTCGGCCGAGGTGTTCGAGAACGTCTCCAACGTGACGGACGCCGACGGCATCGGCCCCCACAACATTCGAGCGATCATCTGGGATGGCTCGCCCGCGGCGGCCGACGACGACGAGATCGCGCAGGTCATCCACGACCACGGCGCCGAGGGCATCCTCCCGCAGGGCGCCGAGTCCGGCACGGCGCAGGACGCGGAGCTCGGCCCGGTCATCAAGTTCTTTGACCGGGCCACGGCCACCAGCATCACCGTCGCGGTCAACATCGAGTCCGCCTCCGGCGTGGCCATCGACGACGTGAAGGACGCCATCCTGGCGGCCATGCCCACCAGGGTTGGCCGGGAGGTGACCTTCCACAAGCTGGCGGGCAGCGTGTTCAGCGTGCCCGGGGTGGACGACTACGTGAGCTTCACGGTGAACGGGGGCACGAGCGATCTGCCTGCGCTGCAGAGTGTCATATATTTGCTCGACGAGTCGGACATCACTTGCACCGGGGATGTGAGCTAGCGCCATGGCCGAGGGCACGACCGCGATCGACACCGCGCTCTCGACCGAGGGCGACGCCGACGGCACCGAGCTCATCGAGTTTGAGGTCGGCACGTTCGTGCACGCGGGCGCCACCCCGAGCGGGCCGCTGCAGTACATCCGCGACCACGAGGAGGTCTCCGCGCGCAAGCTGGCGCCGCCCTTCTGGGGCAAGCCCAACGTGGCGTGGGTGCTGCTCGCCTTCATCCGGGAGCTGCAGACCCTCGAGGACAACTTCTGGAACATCCTGGAATCCCGCACGCTGGAGAACGCGGACCTCACACGGTTGAAAGTGCTGGGCAAGCTCGTCGGTCAGCCTCGGCACGGGTTCGACACGGAGGACTACCGGATCCTCATCGAGGCACGCGCCCTGGCCAACGTGAGCCGCGGCAGGGCGAGTGATCTCTTGGCCGTGCTGAATCTGCTGCTCGGGGAGGGCGACTACGTGCTGACCGCGGTCGGCAACGCCACCCTGCACCTCACGGCGCTCCAGCCGATCGATGCCAACGGCGTCGCCATGGTCGCGGAGATCTTGCCCGATACCCGAGCCGCCGGGGTGGGCCTGCAGTTTCTGTACTCCGACAGCGCCGATCTGTTCCTCTGGGGCGATCTCTGGAGCGACGTCGAGGAGTGGGGAACGGTGATCATCCTATGAAAGCGCCCGCACACAACCAGGAGCTCCCATGCCGCTAGTACTTCCCGCGCTCGTCCCCGACTGGGCCTCCAACGACGATTACTCCGCCGGCCCGGACATCGGCACTCCCACCAAGGTGGATCCGGCGACCCAGGCCAACGGCTTCATCCGTGGCACGGTGGCCGCGGCGCAGCACGTCAACTACCTCGTGAATCAGATGACCACGGGCTACAACCAGCACGTCGCTGGGGTCAATCGCGCGCTCCAGATCGCAGCCCTGCATCTCCTGGTGCTCCAGGCCACGATGACCGACACCGACGAGTCCATGGCGGCCACGATGGTCGACGGCATCGGAGACCCCACCGCGGGCGCGCTCTTGGTGAAGGCCGACGCGAGCGATGCGATCCTGGCCTATGATGGCCCCGAGGTCGACGTGCAGGGATCGATCGCGTCCATCACGTCGCTCGTCCGAGAGGCAGCCACGGACGGCACGCGCGTCGTAGTCATCGGCGTGGGCGGCAATGGCAACAGCTACAGCGACAACGCCGGCGGCACGTGGTCTGCGGGAGGGGCGGGCATCGCGACGGCAACTCCCTTCTACCTCGTGTACGCCCCTCCCAACGCGCTGGCCAATGGAGGGGATACATTCCTGGCCGGCGGCGATGACAGCGGGGCCGTCTCGCGATCCGTAGACGCTGCAACGGTGTGGGCGAGCGCCGCCAGCGGATTTGCTGGGGTGCGGGGTCTCGCCGTGCTCGGAGGGGCGACCGCGAATCAAGGGTACATCGTGTCCCTCGGAAACTCCGGCATCGAGCCCCGCTTCTCGCTGTCGACCGACGGCGACGGGACGAGCTTTACCGGATCCTTCTCCCCTCCGAGCGCGGCGACTGCGGAGGAGCCAGGGTCGCTAGCGGGAGCGCCGCTCGTCGATGGCGTGGGAGACGCGGTCTATCACATCATGCGCTGCAACGCGGGAGCCAGGATCCGCACCGCTCTCTCGGTCGACGGCTCCACCTGGACCTCCGGCACGACCATCGAGTCGCCGACGGGGGCCAGCTTCGTGAGCCAGCCGCGCCTGATGATCTGCAAGTCGACGGGGCTGATGGTGATCGTGGCCCCGCTCGACAACGGCACGACGGCGCTCTACGCCAGCACGGATTTTGTGACGTGGGTCGGCCCCACCACCGTCAAGGACATCACCGTCCTGGCCTTTTCCGTGGCCGCTGGCAGGCTGTTCATGACCCGCGATGCCTTCATGTACGCCTCGGCGGGCATCGGCCGCACCTGAGAGTTGGTCAAACACCCATGGGAGAGAATAGCGATGCCGACGAATGAACGGACCGAACGCACCGATCACCGACCGCGATCTGCTCTTCGTCGCGCTCTCGGGTGGCTTGTGGTGGATCAAGCTCACCTTTCAGCTCTGGAGAAGGACGCGGTACTTGGAAGAGGCGCTTCTGCGAGAGCAGCAGAAACGTTTCGATCTCGAGAGGCTGCACACCGCAGCGTGGAACGAGAAGCAGAGGAGGCTGCTCGATGCTTTCTTGCGCGGACCGAGGCCCACATTGAGAGAGCTGGTGAGCGATACCGAGACGCCATACGAAACGAAGCCGTGACGGGAGTGCTACAGAGGACGCGGCTCGAGCTGGAGCAGGAGGATCTCTTGGCTTTCCCGCTGGAACGGCTCGCCGCAGACCCGCCCGGCGTGAGCCTGACCCCTCACCCGTAGCCGTCACCCGTAGGGGTGGAGTTGGGTCATTCTGCCGTGGTTGGCCTGGGGGGCCGCCCGTAGCTTGAAGTGCATGCGCAAGCTCCCCTGGCTAGTTGCACTCGGTGGGACTGTGGTTGTGAGCACCGCCTGCACGCCTGCGCTCGTACAGTGCAGGGCGGAAGCTGTGGCATTTTTGCCTGCCGATCCCGGGCAGCTCACGCCCTACGACTTGGAAGATCTCGTCGGCCGATTGAACGCGTGCGAGGCACCCGCCGCTCTCCCCCCTCCGGCCTCGCCGGTGACTACGCCCGACGCGGGAGCCCCGTAGAGATGCCGGACGATCCGCGCAGCCGACCGCCGCCGCTGCCGCCTCGGCCGCTGGTGCCGGAGCCGTTCCGCCTGACCGCTACCCCGCCGAGCGGCGGCGTGCCGATGCAGGGGCGCCTGCTCCCGCCCGATCCGCGCGACCGTCTCATCGAGGAGATGCGGGACGAGCTCGCCGCGCTGCGGGTCGCCAACGACAGCGAGACGGCCGACACCGAGCCGCCTCCCACCCGTCCGAGCGTGCGGGTGCGCAAGGCGAAGGTCGCCCGGTTCCTCGGCAAGTGGGCGGTGCTCCTGCCGGTCGTGGCGATCGCCGCCCGGGCTGCGGCGCGCGCTGCGGCCAAGCAGTGGCCCGAGGCCACCGAGCTGGTGGGCGAGCTCCCGGGGCTGGTGGACGGGCTGCTCCAGGCGATCGGGCTATGATGGTCCCGGTCGACCTGGTCGGCTTCCAGCGCCTCCGGGTGGGCCCGGACGGGCAGCGCCTCAACCCCGACGGCGTGATGGGACCCAAGACGGCCTGGGCGCTGGCGCTCGAGAGCCTGCCCCAGTGGCGCCAGGACGTGGTGCTGGGCGCCTTGAAATGGGTCGGCCTCCGGGAGGAGGGCGTCAACCGGGGCACGGAGATCGACGCCTGGCTCGGGGCCTGCGGGGTCCAGCCCGGCAACCCCTGGTGCGCGGCCTTCGTCTCCGCCATCCTCCGGGGCGCGGGCATCGGCTGCACCGAGGCGAGCGTCGCCCGGCTCCGGACCAAGTTCCCGCGCACCGAGACGCCGCTGCCCGGAGACGTGATGTGTTTCGTGCGTGCCGACGGCACGGGCCACACCGGCATCGTGACGGGCGTCGGGGGCGATCGGGTGAGCACCTGCGAGGGCAACTCGCAGGACGGCGTGAGAGCGGGATGGAGACCCCGAGGGGGCCTCGACTTCATCACGCCCATGGGGCAGCCGTTACCCGGGGTGTGGTCGGGGCTGACCCCGCTCGCCGGCAAGACGACATGAGCTGGTATCGCTTTCTCCGGTTCGTCTGGGAGACGGGGGTCAGCGCCGCCGAGCTCGGGGCGGACGGCTACGACCGGGCGAGAAAGCTCTGGCGAAAAGAGGGCGCCCTCCGGGGTGCAGCCGCTCCCCCGTCGCGACGTGCTGCACCAGCAGCAGCAGATCCGAAGCGCGACGCGCGCCCGGCGGTGAGACGTACGTAGTTCACCCGAGACCGCGGGCGATCACTTCCTCGGTGGCCTGAGCCCCTGATCGATCAGCCGTCGCCGCTCCTCGGCGAGCAGCTTGCGGAAGAGATCGCTCATCGAGAGCTGGAGATACCGTGCCAGCGCGCGGATCTCGTCGCGCTCCTCCGGGGTGACCCGCAATTGCATTTTGATCGTTGACGGGTCGTCGGTAGTCAGTCGTCTCACTGGGCGCCCTTCATTGTCAGTACACCGGGTTGACGTTCGCCGCAACCGGTGGCACCATGTAGGCGCCTACACGGGCGTACTAAACTGACTCAGTGTGGCGGCCAGTGTAGCGTTTTAGTCTTGCGCCACGTAGTTGAAACGGTGCACTACGACGGGTCCGGGGCAGCGCCAATGTGGAGCACCCGAGCAAGGCGGCCCACAGCGGGCGGCGCCAGGGAGGGCTGAGTTAACGTGACCTCGACAAGCGTTGCGAAACAGGGGCAACTACGCGAAAGCGGACTGAATTTCGTCCGCTACCATGGAGTAACCCCCCCCCCAAACAACTTTCTCGGGTTTGTTGGCCGATTTCGCGCCGCCCCGCTAGTTGACCTCGTTTCCGCCGTGGCCTCGCTCGAGCAGATGATGCTCGCGACGCGCCCGGTGGTGGCCCTCGCCCACTGGCGGATCCGGGCTATCCGGCTCCACGCAGCGGGGCGGGTGGCACAATGAGCGCCACCATGAGCGGCCCGTTCGAGATGTGGCTGGAGACCCTCTTGCGGAAGGTCGTCCGCGAAGAGATGGCCGCAGCGGCCCACCCCTCCGACGAGTGGCGCGACCAGAAGCGCAGCCCGATCCTGGGCGCGCGGCGGCACTGCGCGGCGGTGCGTCGACGGCTGGGCGCCGACCCCCATGATCCGATGGCGAAGATCGTGGGCGACCGGTTCCTGCTCACCACCGACGCCATCGCCGAAGAGCTGGAGCGCGTCGGCCGCAAGCCGTCCACGGTGGTCAAGTGCCCGCCCGTCCAGCTGCCGCCCGAATCTCCCGAGGCCGAGGCCATCGAGCGGGTCAAACGGCGGCTGCGGAGCGTGAAGTAATGGCGAGCCTGACCGCCAAAGAGCGCCACGTGATCGATCACTCGCTCGGATACCCGAAGCCAGGGCGCAAGCCGTACCGCAATCACTTCTGCGCCAGCGAGGGCCACTCCGACTGGGAGACCCTCCAGGCGCTCTGCGCACGGGGCTTGATGGGCGTCGGACGCAAGCCGGGCGAATTGAGCGGCGGAGACACGGTCTTCATCGTGACCGAGGCTGGTATCGAAGCGCTGAAGGCCGCGCCTCCGGAGGCCAGGTAATGGCGAGCCGGCTCCGCAAAAAGGCCGAGGGCTGGGGCGGCCGCATCCGCTTCGGGGAGAACCTCGGCCGCGACGAGTGGATCGCGCTCGACGTCCCGCACGACCAGGAGCCGCAAGCGAAGGACCGCCTCGCCCGGCTGCAGGCGATGGCCAAGCGCCTGAGCGAAGTCGGCAAGCATGCCGAGGCCCGGGTCATCCTCGAGGAAGCCGGCGCCACGAGAGCCGAGCGGGGCTTCCGCGCGCTCGAGGCCATGGTGGAGGCGCTCTCGCCGGAGCCAGCAGCGCGGAAGAAAGTCGTCACGTTCCGCAGCGTGGTCCAGGACCTCTGCGACGGCACGCTCCACGAGCTGCACCCCGACGACATTCGCTACCGCACCGAGCAGGGGCGCAACGCCCGACGGACCCAGCTGGCGTGCTTCTTCCCCGTGCTCGGGGATAAGACCTTCGATGCGATCACCCGCGACGACGTGGACGAGGCCAAGCGCCTGATACCGAAGGGCATCAAGCAGAACGTGCGCATGCGCTACTGCCGCGAACTCTCCTACGTGATGCGCATCGCGCTCGAGCCGCTCCGGCTCTGTGAGCACGTGCCCCACGTCTCGGTGCCGAAGCAGACGGACACCGACCAGTTCCAGCTGTTCTACCCCGACGAGGATGAGCAGCTCCTGGCCGCCGTCGGGATCACCTTCGAGGAGCGCTTCCTCTACGCCTGGCTGGACCGTCACGGGGGCCGCATCTCGGAGGTGCTCCAGTACACCTGGGAAGCGCTCGACCTCGAGCGGGGGAAGATCCGCGTCGCCAAGGCCTGGACCAAAACCAAGAAGGCCCGCTACTGGGACCTCGAGCCTGATGTGCTCGAGGCCCTGCGCCTGCGGCGCCTGCAGATCCCGGACGCAGTGCTGGTGTTCGTGCCGCCTGCCGGCAAGGCCTTCACGCGGATGACCGTCTACCACCAGCTCCACCCGAACCTGAAGGCGGCGGGGCTGACCCGCCCGGAGCTCTATGAGACCCCCGAGGGCGAGCGGCCGTTCACCACCCACGACTTCCGGGCCAGCTTCGTGACCCTCGCCCGGGCCTTGGGCTTCCCCGACCGGTGGATCATGGACCGGTCCGGGCACGAGAGCGTGAAGGTGCTGGAGAAGTACGACCGCGGGGTGCGGCACGCCCGCAAGCAGGGCCTGCACTGGTGGGCCCCGATGGCCATCGCGCTCGGGATGAAGGGAGCCAGCGAGCTCTCGACGGCGGGTCACGACGCCAGCCACGACTCGGGCCAAGCTCGGGCCAACGTGGTACAAATGCCGAGCAAAACCCCGCTTCTCACAAACCGGTGCGATTTGCCCTGGGACGACTCACACCCCGTAAACCCCGCTCAGGCGGTTACCTACACCCCCTCAATACCCCCGGAGGGACCCCTTGGCCCAGCGGGTTTTTCGACTTCGGGCCAAAGAGCAGCGGGGGCTGAGACGGCCGGGGCGGGCGGCTCCACTGCCGCGGGGGCGCCTATCCTACATGCGTCCGACTCCCCCGTCGAGCAGGCCCTCGCAGCCGCTCTCCCGGAGACTGCCGAGGACGCGGCGCTCCGGGCCCTGGTCTTCGCTGTCGAAGAGGCCACCAAGGTCCAGCGCTGGGACGTGGTGCTGGCCTGCACGGCCGAGCTCGCCCGGCGGCAGCTGCACCGGACCGCGCCGGCCGTGTCGAGCCTGGACGCTGCCCGTCGCAAGCGCGATGGGGAGGGCAGCAAATGAGCCGGCCCGGTCAGGGGCCTCTGTCGAGCACGCCGGGAGCTGACCTCCCCGGCGGGCGACTATCCGAACGCCGCCCGTCCGGGCCTGGCTGGATGCAGCTGCCCACCCCGCGCACTCTCGCCAGCGGGACGCACGCCGCGAGCATGTGGCGACGCGGGGCAGTGAGCGTCATCAGCGCGCTCAGTCTCGCCGAAGCCCCCGACGGCAGCGGGCGGAACATCCTGCAGTGGCACATGTCGGTCTCCCGCTTCGGCAGCCGCCCGACAGATCGCGATGTCCGGCACGCGCGAGAGGCGTTCCGCCTTCAGGGCTTCGAGGAGGACAACCACCACCCCGGCGGAGCCCGTCACTTCTGGCAACCCGTCGAGCCCGCCGAGCGCGTGGACTGCGAGTGCAAGACGACCGAAGACACCATCGTCGAGCGGGACGGTTACCGCTGGACGAACCCCAACAACGGTGAGCCCTGCCGCGGCTGCGAGTACGAGCAGCTGCTCGGCACCCCGTGCCCCATTCACCGCGCCGTGCGAGGCGCAGACGGGTTTCCCCTACTTGTCCCGTCGCCAAGTCGCACTGCTGATGCCGATGCAGCAATCGGACAGCCGGGGTCCACTGCTCCCCGTGATGCCGAGGTGGCCCCGCTCGGTGGCGGTAAACGGGGCGATACGTCGGAGGGGGAGACGTGAGCGGCGCGTCCTCCCCCCGCTACTGGCGGGTCGTCTTCACCGACGCGGGCGCGCTCGAGAGCGTCACCGAGATCGACGGCCCAGGCGACGCGGACTGGGTCATCGTCGAGGCCCGGACCGCAGAGGCCGCCCGGCGCAAGGCTCACAACCTGTACTGCGCCCGCAAGAAGAAGCTCGCCAAGCAGCGGCACCACGCCGCCGGACAATGCGCCTGCGGTCGCGACCAGGATCGCAAGCACCCGAGCGGCAAGTGGATGCTCACCTGCTCGACCTGCGCCGAGCGGCAGAAGGTCTACAACGACCGGAGCGAGGAGCGCGCCCGCAAGGGCATCCCGCCCGGGACCGTGGTGCGGGACGAGCAGGCGCGGGTGGCTGCGAACCTCACTCGCTCGCGCGACCGGCGGGGTGAGATTCGCCTGGAGACCCTCATCGAGGTGAGAGCCGCCTGGCACAAGGCGCCCAACGTGGGGGCATTCGGGGCCTGGATGAAGCGGGAGATCGACGCGCTCACCGGCGCGTCCAGCAAAGAGGCGGCAGCGTGAAGCGCGACGCCTGCATCAGTGAGTGCGGTCGCTACCGGACCACGCTCACCCGGCAGTGGGCGGACGCCGGCAAGCTGGTCGTGTTCTGCGGTCTCAACCCGAGCACGGCCGACGCCTTCGTGGACGATGCCACGGTGCGGCGAGAGGTCGGCTACGCGCAGGCCTGGGGCTTCTCCCGGTACGTGAAGGTCAATGCCTACGCGCTCCGCTCCACCGACCCGAAGGGGCTCTGGCAGGTGGACGATCCGGTCGGGCCCGGCAACCTCGATGCGGTCCTCTACTGGGCGGGCATGGCCGATCTGTTCGTGGCTGCCTGGGGCGCCAACATCCGGGAGCGGGACTCGCTCACCTTGCGGCAACGGCTGCGGGCCGCGTGCGTGGAGGTCCACGCGCTGAAGCTGACCAAGGGCGGGCACCCCAGCCACCCGCTCTACCTACGCAAAGACGTGAAGCCCTTCGTGTGGTTCGCGCCGGGAGTGTTCGCGTGAGCCGACCTCTCCGCTCTCAGACCACCCCGGACCTCACGGGCCAGCGCTTCGGCCTCGTCACCGTCACAGGGCCCGCCCCGAGCATCGGCCACGGCGCCCGCTGGAGATGCCTGTGTGACTGCGGAGCCGAGCGCGTGGTGATGGCCTCGACCCTCACGCAGAAGCCGCCCAAGACGCATCGCCACTGCCGGCCTGGTGCCGGAGGAGAACCATGAGCAAGCCAGCCAAGCGACGAAAGCCCGACGATCCTCGGCAAGAGGATCGGCCCGACACCACCACGATCCACCTGCGCCTGACCGAGGAGGAAGTGGCGGACCTCGACAAGATCGTCGGCTGGATGCGGGAGGACCCGGCCCTGCGCCGGCTGCGCATGAAGCTCGGCCGAGAGAAGGCCCTTCGCTACGCGGTGGGCCGCGTCATTGCCAGCCCTCCGGAGCACGTGGGGGCCGGCCAGGGATGAACTTTGAGGACGAGAGCTACGTGCGCCTCTACACCCGGGACACCAGCACCTGGCTGCGCCTCGGGTTCGAGGGGCAGGCGGTCCTCGTGTTTCTGATCCGGAAGCTCGACCGCTCCGGGGTGCTCGATGGCATCGAGGAGCCGGCGACGGACGTGGCTCTCGTGACCGGGGTGCCCTTGGCGATCGTCGAGGTAGGCCTGCCCCGGCTACTCGAGCGCGGAGTGCTGACCCTGCGAGGGACCCAGCTGGTGATGCCGAACTACGTCCAGGCGCAGAACGCTCGGCAGAGCGACCGGGTGCGCAAGCTCGAGAGCCGAGCCCGCAGAGCCGCGGGTGTCACGTTTCGTGACGAAGAGTCACCAACGGTCACCAGTGGGCCGCCCGCGTCACCAACGGTCACTCCTATCCTAGCTGATCCTATCCTAGCTCAGCCTAGCAGTGCTGATCCGGATCGCGCGCCCGAGGCACCGCCCGTGCCGGGGCTCATCCGGGTGGTCTCCGACAGCGGAGTGCGCACCCTCACGATGCCGAGCGAGACCCCGCCGAAGGCGTACCTCGACCTGGCCCTCATGGCCGCCGTGTCGCGTGAGCAGGCGATCTCGACCTGGAAGCACTACTGGGGCGCCGGGCTGCCCCGGGGCGGCGTCGAGAAGCTCCACCCGTGGCTCTGCGAGCGCGCCAAGGACCGCGCCAACCAGCTCGCCCGCGCCAGCCCTGGCATCGTCGCTTCGCTTCGGCAGCACGGCAGCAAGCAAGGCAACGCGGGGTTTACCGGATTCGAGAGCCTGGAAGGCAAGGAAGCATGAACGCGCAAGACATCGATCGATTGCTCGAGCAAGTCCCGAGCGTGGCCCGTCCCGAGCGCAGCCCGCTCTCGAGCGTGGCGGCGTCCCTGCCCACGCTCTCGATGAGCGCCCAGACGGTTCTGGGCGGGGTGGTCATCGGCCAGCGCGTGCCGAGCGCCAACGACACCGACCAGCGGGTGGCCGCGGCGCGGCTCGAGCGCCGAGCCGACGCGCTCCGCCAGCGCGAGAGGCTCTGGTCGCGCGTGCGCCACCCCCACCTGGCCAGCCAGCTCCGCGCCAACGACACGCCCTGCGGGCTCCTCCTGGGGCCGACCGGCATCGGCAAGACGAGCGCCGCCCGCTGGATCGGCGTGCGCTACCCGGGCGTCTGGGTCCACGCCCGCGAGCTCGGCGCGGCCGAGCGGCACCACGCCCTCGGGGAAGGCTGGGCGCCGCTCATGAGGTCCGCCATCGGAGCGCGGCACCTGTACCTCGACGACCTCGGCACGGAGGAGGCGCGAGATCTGGGGTCGCTCCAGTACGTGATCGACCAGCGCTACGCCGCGGGCCGAGCAACATTTGCCACGAGCGGGCTCACTAAATTGGAGCTCGCGGGCTACCTCGGGGCGCCCTACGTGCGCCGGCTCATCGAGCAGCACGTGCCGCTACCGACCGGCGGGGAGCTGCCGGTCCTGGTCGTCGATTGCCACCCGGCCCGAGACGCCAAGCAGGGGGCAGCGTGACCGAGCCCGCTCGTTCCCCCGACGTAGCTCCGCTCGACCCGGTGCACGCATGCGCCCTCGAGCACGCCCGCCGCTTCAACCTGGTCTGCGACAACGGCCAGATCGTCTGCCTCCGGGACGGCTGCGGCCAGGAAGCGACGCTGCCCAGCCTGCTCTGCCCGGGGCATCTGAACGCGCACCGGAGGGGCTACCGGTGAGCAAGGCACGGGGCATCAAGCGCCCGGCGAAGGCGGACCCGGCCACCGACGAGGCCGCTGCCTCTGCCGCTCAGCTGGCCCGCATCGAGGCCCGCTTCGTTCGGATGCGCGCCGAGCGCGAGGCCTACTGGGCGAGCCGCACCGAGGAACAGCTGCTCCAGATGCGCATCGACGAGAGCCAGGGTGACATCGACCCGATGACCCGATCGCTCTTGGGCTTCGCGGTGCCGCTCTGGATCGACCGGATGCGCTTCTGGCGCTGGGAGTACCGCCAGCAGGTGGCGGCCCTCTGCCAGGACGTCATCTCCCACCACCAGGGCATCGCCGCGATCTGCGATACCGAGGCCCGCGGCACCGCGCGCAAGGGGGATCTCGCGCTCTGCTTCAACGCGATGGCCCAGGGCCTGGCGCTGCTCTCGTTCTGCCCGGGCGGCATCGTGTTCGCGGGCCACCACTGGGAAGCACACACGCCGGAGGTGCCGGCGTGAACCACAACGCGAAGGACGACGCCTTGCCGGCGGACGCCCTGGCCATCGCGCTCTGTGCTGCATCCCCGCCGTGGTGCGGGCGACGCGCAATCGTCTGCGGGCCATCCCCAACGTGGCGCGGTGCGCCTGCGGAGAGATCGTGATTGCTTCCGAGCTTCGACCTAACGAGCTGCGCTGGTGCAGCGAGTGCCGAGCGTTCGTCGATGAGGTGGTGCGCGCGCCCAGAACGCCAGTCCTCACCTCGTCGATCTTGCCTGCTCAGGGCATGAACCTCGTCAACTACCTCGACATGGTCCAGCGCTCGCTCATCCAACAGGCGCTGGACCGAACCGACGGCAACAAGGCACGGGCCGCCAAGCTGCTCGGTCTCAACCGGACCACGCTCGTCGAGAAGATGAAGCGCCAGGGGGCCGAGCGATGACCAAGAGCAACCGTCTGGAGCTTCACGAGCATTGCTACATCAGCGGGCCCAACTCCGCGCACTCGGGCCGCAACAAGCTCACGCACTCCCATGAGGGCGGCGACCAGCCGCACGAGCACGCCGATGAGACACACCGGACCGGGCCCGGCTCCTACACCATCGACGGCAAGCAATGGGCCGCGGAAACCGGCATGCGCGGTGGCGGCAAGAAATGCTTCACGCGCGAGCCGACCGGTCCACAGCTTCCCCTGGTCGTCATCGAGCCGCCGCAGATCCGCGTCGTCATCGTAGGTGACGGCGGTGCCTCTGTGGCCGGCAAGAGCCAGAGCACTGGCCCCGGGGATGCGCCCATCGTGCGGATGATCCTGGGCATGAAGGCGCGCGTGGTGAGCGTGGAGCAGGCCCCGACGCCTGGACGGAGGGCACGCTCATGAGCGCAGCCCAGAAGATTGGCGCCGCCGGCATTACCCCGGAGGAGCTCCGCATGGCCGCCGAGATCGCAGGCGCGATCCAGCGCAAGCTGCCGAGGAGCGTGCTCCGGGAAGACCTCCAGCAGGCGGCCCTCATTGGCCTCTGGGACGCGGTTCGCCGCAGTAGCGCCGACTCGACCCCCGAGCAGCGCAAGGGCTACCTCATCACCCGCATCCGTGGGCAGATCCTCGACGAGCTCAGGGCCCAGGACTGGCTGCCTCGCAGAGCGCGCAAGGGCAATGGCAGCGGCGCCCGCGCGACCGTGGTCCGCTTCGACGACATCGGCAAACCCGATGCTGCGCACTCGTTCGAGGAGTGCCTGCCGTGTCCTCGGCCCAACCCCGAGGAGCAGACCATCACCCGCATCGATCGGGAGCGCACGACCGCTGAAGCGCTCAGTGCACCGCTGACCGAGCGGCACCTGCACATCGTCAAGGGGCACTACTTTCGCGGGCAGAGGTTCGCCGATCTCGGCAAGCAACTCCGCACGAGCGAGCCCCGCATCAGCCAGCTGCACGCGCAGGCCATCGGCACGATGCAGGAATGGCTTACCGGGGAAACTCGAGGGTACGCGGCCGAGAAAGGCCCCCGACGTGACGCGCGCAAAGCCATCGCAGCCAAGTGGGAGAAGCATGAACATCGAACACCTGATCGAAGAGCTAGAGAGCCTGCGGGCGAGGATCCACCCCCGCGCATTGTCCGCCGCTCAGTACGAGGTGGTGGGCTGGGCGGACCGCCCGCTGCGACATCTCATCGACCAGTGCCGGGAGGAGCAGGAGGCGCAGAGCTGGGCGGACAAGCACGCCCGGGATTTTCTGCCGATCCTGGGGCAGGACATCGGGACGGAGTTGTCGGGACAGGGGCTGAGCGGATCATCACCCCGCCCTGCGACGCTCCCCGAGCCCTTGCCGATGCGGTCGATGGTCGCCGATGGCTGGGAGGCCTCCCCGTGACCGCGGCCGAGATGGCACCGGTGCCCTCCACCTTGCCCGACGAGGGGATCAACCTGACCGCCGAGCTGGAGCGGTACCGGGACTGGATGATCGAGCAGGCCCTGACCCGCACGCTCGGCAACAAGCAGCAGGCCGCCAAGCTGCTCGGCCTCAACCGGACGACCTTGGTGGAGATGCTGAAACGGGGCCGCGCTTCGGCGCGTGCGGAGAGTCCCCCGATGAAACAGTGCTCCGATCCGGAACCCCCGAGCGAGGAGGCGCTGGTGGCCGCGTCCCTCGCACGGGTCGCCGCTCGCATCCCCTGGGATCGCGTGGCCGTCTTGCGCGCCGAGGGCAAGAGCGAGGGGCAGATCTCCCGCATCATCCAGGGCGTGATCGGCGCGCATAAGTGGACCATCGAAAAGGCGCTGCGGCTGCCGAGGCCCCTGGCGAAGTGTGGGCCATGACGTCGGGAGGCATCCGCGATCGATGGAGGGCTCAAGCGCCTCCGCTTCTGGCTCCGCCTCATGCTGGTCTGCGAAAAGCGCGGCCTGCACGACGCGGAGATTTACTACTGGCTCGCCCGCCGAGCGGCGGGCTGCAATGCATGGAGAGTGAAATGACCCAGTCCACCCGCGAGCGCTCCCTCACCCCTACCGAGAAGAACGACCGCACCCAAGTGCTCTTGGGCTTGCTCGACGAGCGGGACACCATCCGCCTCCGGGTGAGAGCCAGCCGGGACGAGCTCCGGCAGTGGAGAGTCGAGGCCCGCAACCTGGAGGCGCAGATCGATGACGTCCGCTCGGAGATCCGGACGGGCGTCGTGACCGAGAGCGCGCAGCCGGACTTGCCGTTCGTGGGCCCCAACGGTCAGACAGTCCAGCGCTACGGCGTCTCGACCCTGGATGCGCTCACCCGCGAAGCTCGGGCCTCGGTCGCGCTCGACAACGATCCGGAGTGCGGGACTCGGGTGATCACCCCGGCATACGAGTGCTGCGAATGCCTCGGCACGATGCAGCAGTGCGATCTGAACGGGAGCCTCCAGTGGGTCTGCCCGAAGTGCGACCACCCGGACATCGTCCAGCAAGCGGGCATCTCCGGCTCTTCCGACGAGCCCGACGAGGAGACAGATCCGCCGGTGCCCGATCCGTATTGGACGTTCAGGCAGAACTACCCGGCGGCATCGGACAACGAGGAGCTTCGGCTCGCGCTCGCCAACTGCCTGGCCCCGCACGAGCTGAATCTCATCGACTGGGACACAGTCAAGAGCTGGCATCCGAGGTCCGGCGTCTTTGACGCGGTGGCGCACTGGGCTCGGGTACAGAACGCGCACCAGGTCCACAAGAACCGGGAGCCCACCAAGGGCATCACCATCCCTGCCCGGTTCCCGATGCCGGGAGAGCTGCAGAAGGCCCTGGCCTCGAGCCAGCCCAAGGCCAAGGCACCGCGAAAGAAAGCCACGACCCGAAAGGCCACACCGTGAATGAAACTCTGCGAGACGTGCCAGGAGCATCCGACCTGGACCGAGCACCACCTCTGCCGCCTGTGCATCCACTGCGCGGACCCGAATCACGTGGCGTGCAATCGCCGGAGGCGGGAGCGGACGGCCCAGCGCCAGAGGCAGGGCCCGCCGGTGGACTTCCACGTGCGGCCCTACTGTCGGCAGAGTCACCTGGACCAGGCGCATGCCCCGGTGACGGTGCCTCTGCCGCTCCTGGCGATCCGGGGAGAGGCGATGACCCGTGCGGAGGTGGCCGCGGTGCTGGGCATGACGGACTGGGGAGTGGCGCTGCTCGAGAAGAGAGCGCTGCAACGGTTCCGGGAGAACTGGACGGCGATATTCGGTGGGACGTGAGCACCCTCGGTGACCTCGAGATCCAGGTGCAGCGGGAGAGCCAGCGGCAGCGGGGCTGGACGACCCGACCGAAGGTGCTGGCCGGACGGGGCGCCGTCCGGCACTACTGCTACGGGCCGCCGGGTGACCCGGAGCCTGCCCCCGAGCTGGTGGCCTAAATGCATTCGGCGTTCCCGTCCGGGGCGACAATCGCACCAGCCGGACTGGCTTGTGCTGACATTGTCAGTACAGTTAAAGGTACTAGCCATGAGTACCTGCAAGCCAGTCAAGCCCGCCCTGTCTGCCCCGGTCGTGGTAGCGCCCGTCGTCCACCCGATCCAGCCCTCGGTGCTGCCTGCCCTCGTCGCCTGGAGGATCGCCGCCGAGCGGCGCTACCTGGCCCAGCACCGCAGCCTGCCCAAGAAAGCTGGCCGCAAGTGACCGACGGCGAGTTCGAGGCGCTCCTGGATCGCCGGGCCTCTACCCGGCTCCGGCACGAGCGCTGGTGCCAAGAGGTCAACGAGCTGGGCCTATCCGATTCCTCCTATCAGGCGGCGCAGCGCGACGCGGCCTACCGAGATCTCGAGGCCGTGCAGGCCGAGATCGACGCCGAGCTGGAAGCCGAGCGCACGAGCGAAACGGAGGGAGCATGAGCCGCTACCGCATCGAGTACGTCGGCCGGCGCCGGTTCCTGGCCGGGGTCCGCGCAGGCATCGACGTCGAGGACCAGCCCTGGATCGTCGCCCAGGGGGAGAGCGTCATGGGCACCGAGGCCCAGGCCGACGAGCACGCCGAGAGCCTGGACCGGGACACCGACGGGGAGTTCGTCCATCGCGCCGTGCTCTGCGCGTCGGAGCCGGAGGACGAGATCGCCCTGGCCGAGCTCGCCAAGACGGTGGCCCCCCGGGCTGCGGCACGGAGGGCGTCGTGAGTCACACCATCAGCTCCGACTGCTGCACCGCGACGGTGCTCGAGTGGCCCTGCTGCGAGCCAGTGGACGACCTGCACGGACGGGCGGGCTTCTGCCCCGAGTGCGGGGCTACCGGCTCCTTTCACGTCGATGAGGACGAGGGGGCGATCTGCGTCCAGTGGATCGCGTTCCCCGCAAACGTGCAGCGTCCCGAGGTCGTGGCGCTGTGGAAAGAGGGAGAGAATCATGCCTGACGAGAAACACGAGTACCTGGGAGACGGCGTCTATGCGTCGTTCGACGGCTGGCACATCTGGCTGCGCACCGGCTCGCATGACAGCGACGACAACAAGATCGCGCTCGACCCGAGCGTGTACGCCTCCCTCGTTCGCTACCACGAGAAGCTGAGCAAAGCGGCGGCAGAGCCCACCCAGACGGAGGACGAATGAAGTTCAAATCCACCCTGGACGAGCTGCACCACTGGCTGGGGCTCCTGACCATCGACGTCCAGCTCGGCGTCCCGCAGCGGCACCTGAACGCCACAGCGAGGCTCTGCTGGCTGCTGGTCGACAAGCTGGAGAAGGACGTCAACGGGCCTGCCACCGTGAGCGGCGAGCTGTTCACCCGGCTCAGCCTCCAGCTCTTGGATCTGCAGCGGCAGATTGAGCCGAAGCGGCCGGGGCCGAAGTCGGACGGCGAGCGCGGGCCCAAGCTGCGGCTGGTGGCGACGTGATCCGGGTCATCATCGAGAGCCCGTACGCGGGAGACGTGGAAGGGAACCTGACCTATCTGCGCGCCTGCATGCGGGACTGTCTGCGACGGGGAGAGGCGCCGTTTGCAAGTCACGGGCTCTACACGCAGCCCGGGGTGCTCGACGACAACGACGCGGACGAGCGCCGCAAGGGCATCGTCGCCGGCTTCATCTGGGCGGGTGTCGCCAACAAGACCATCGTCTACACCGATCGCGGCATCTCCAGCGGGATGAAGCTCGGGATCGAGCACGCCCACAACTGGGAGCGCCCGGTCGAATACCGGGAGCTGGGGCACACATGAGAGCCTTCCGGGTCCGCGACCAGGAGTCACCCCGAGCGCTCTGGCTCTGGCTGCGCCACGAGGAGCGGTACTACGGGCACGTGCTCCGGATGCTGCGCAGGCAGATCAGCGAGGGCTGGCCCGACGGCAGCGTGATGGCCACGGCCAGCCTGATGCTCGCCACGGCCGCCCTCGGCGATTCGATCCGGGCGCGGCTCTGGCCCGTTCCGAATCAGCGCTTCGCTCTGTACCACTCCAGCTCCACCCGGCGTGAGGCCTGGCAACGGCTGCTCACCGAGCGCGAGCCGGTGTGCCTCGAAGCGACACATTGACCGTCCCCACAATGTCAGTACAATTAGGAACAGCATGCCGAAACTAGTTTTGCGGTGCAGCGCGCTCCCCCTGGCGTTCCGGTGCGCGGGCTCGGTCCGACCGGGAGCCGTGCCCATCAACGAGCACAACGACGCGGCCGACGTCGGCACGGCCGGGCACGAGGGGCTAGCTGTGCTGGTGCGCACGGGCAAGGTCGACTGGGAAGGCGTGCCGGCCCTGGCCAAGGCGCACGACGTGGACGAGTCGGAGCTCCGGGTGATGCTCGCTCTCGGAGCCCAGCTCTGGGCGAGCGTGCGGGAGAGCTTCCCCGGCGCCGAGACGGAGGTCGCGATGCAGGCTGAAGTCGGCGACGCGGTGCTGACCGGGCACGCGGATCTCATCGGGCGCTCGGCGCTCACGGCGCACGTCGGCGACTGGAAGCTAGGGCGTCTCGATTCGAACTACCGGGAGCAGCTCATCGGCTACGCGGCGCTGGCGCTGCTCAACCGCCCGGAGCTGACCGCAGCCACGGCAGGGGTCTTGTGGGTGCGAGAGCACGAGTATGAGCACTATGCGCTCAGCCGCCCCGGCCTCGACGAGTGGCGCGCGCGGTTCACCAGCGAAATCGTCAACTGGGACGGCACCTACCGCCCCGGCTCGCACTGTCAGTACTGCCCCCGCAGCCACGAGTGCCCGGCTGCCAACGCCCTGGCTCGCCGGGATCTCGCCATCATTGCCGACCAGGATCTCCCCGGGCAGCTCGAGGACCAGGAGACCATCGCCGAGCTCGTCCGGCGTGACCCCGATCGCGCCGTCGCGCTGGTCGAGAAAGCCCGGGCTCTGAGCAAGCAAGCCGATCGGGTCGTCGAGGCCATCAAGGCCGAGGTGCTCCGAAGTGGAGACGTCGAGGGCGAGACCAAACGGCTCACACTTCTGCGCCAGGAGAAGCGCCACCTCGACGTGCTCCAGGCCTTCCCGGTGCTAGAAGAGCAGGGCTTCGACGACTCGGACAAGGCCGAGGTCATCAGCATCTCGGTGAGCAAAGCCGAGACACTGATCGCGAAGCGTGCCGGCAAGGGCAGCGGGGCCCAGGCCGTGCGCGAGTTCAATGACAGGCTGGCCAAGGCCGGCGCCATTTCAACCAGCACCAGCACCTCGCTGGTCATCCGGAGGCAAGCATGAGCGCAGCAGTCAACCCAGGGGCAGTCACGGTATCCGCCATCGAAAAAGTCTCCAACGCCATCGAGGCCGCCGTGCGGGAGTGCGGCGTGCAGGCGATCAGCAACCTGCCCGCCTTCATGCAGGCCGTGCAGATGGCCCAGGGCATCGCCGCGCTCCGCGCCGCGCTCACCGATGCCTTCGTTCTGCAGGCCATCATGCCGCTCCAGGGCAGCAAGCTGGGCTTTCTCACCGACAAGGACAAGGACGGCGGCTACGGGATCAACGTCGTGCGCGAGTGCAGCATCGAGGCGATGCTCCGCGGCTTCTCGGTCGTCGGCAACGAGTTCAACATCATTGCCGGCGGCTTCTATGGCACCAAGGCGGGCTTTCACAGGAAGGTGCTCGAGTTCCCGGGGCTCACAGATCTCGTGCTCGAGCCCGGAGTCCCGCAGTTGGTCGCGGACAAGGGCGGCGCTTTGGTCCCGTTCAGTGCCAGCTGGAAGCTCCAGGGCCGGGCGATGCGCATCGACTGCCAGTACACCAAGGATGGCGACAACGTCGTCGATCGCCGCATCCCGGTGAAGGTCAACGGCGGCATGGGCAGCGACGCGATCCTCGGCAAGGCCGAGCGGAAGATCCTCTACCGGGTGTTCGCTCGCCTGCACGGCAACACCTTCGGCGCCATGGAGGGGGAGATCGGGGAAGAGCCCATCACGACCACCGGCGAGCCCGCGCCATCTCCCGTTCCCGAGGGCACCCCGGAGGGCAAGCGCGTGCCGGTGGTGCGCCTCTCGGGCAAGCGCGGGGCAGCGCCGGAGGCAGCCAAGGCAGAGCCCGCGCCGGCGCCCGTCTCGGAGACCAAGGCCACCGAAGCCAAGCCAGCCGAGGCCAAGCCCGAAGCCAAGCCGGAGGGGGCGATCCCGATCTCTCGCCCTCGTCGCCAGCCGCAGGAGACGCCTCTCAGCTGGGCCATGGTGCACGCGGCCTTGTCCCTGGCCGACCCGGCCTGGGAGAGCGGCGACCGGCTCACGACGATCATGGGCTGGAGCTCGGAAGAGATGCGCGCCGCCTACACCTGGGCGCAGCTCTTCATCGACAAGGACATCGAGGATAGCAAGCTCCCCCCGAGGCCCGCCTTCACGGTGCTCGGTCGGCAGCCGGGCGAAGAGGGCTGATGGACCGAGCGGACCCGTACCGCGCAGATCCGGCGACCTCCCCGGTCCGCTCCGGCGCACACCTGACCTTCGTGCGCCGGCAGCCCTGCTGGTTCTGCGGCACCGACCAGGACGTCCAGGCGCACCACCACGGCAGGCGCCAGGGCGGCGGCGGCACGGGGCTCAAGGGCTGCGATCTTCTGACGGTGCCGCTCTGCACTCGGCACCACCAGGAGTGGCACCAGAGGGCGACGGTGGGCGAGCTGTCTCACACGGAGACCGAGCGCGAGATGTGGAAGGCGATCGCCGTGACCCTGCGGGCGGCATCCTTGACGGAGGACTTTTGACGTGAGCGACACAGAGCTACCCTGCCCCGGCTGCGGGCGTCCGATGGCTCGCGTCGGTGGGCCTGGCGCTCACCGGGGCTGGACGTGCGTGAGCTGCAACGCCGCGGGCGATCCGGAGGAGGACCACCTGGAGGACCCGGCCGATTCGAGGCCGTGCGGGTGCGAGGAGACCGAGGCGCTGAAGGCCGAGCGGGATACGTTCCGCGATCTGGCGAGACACCGCGGTGATCTGCTGGTGTCGGAGGTGGAGCGGCGGCTGCTGGCCGAGAGGCGCCTGGCCCTGCTCGTGCGCATCGAGGTGATCGTCTTCGAAGGCTCCGCTCACGAGCAACGCTTGCTGGATGCGGCCGAGCAAGGCGGAGACCCGCGGGCGATCCTTTACGCCGGCTCGGTCGCGTTCCGTCGCATCCGTGAGGCATTGATTGCGAGCAAGGCGGGCGGGTCGTGAGCGAGGAGCTAACGGCAGAGGAGCGGGCCTTGGTCTGCGGCGGCGACGCGGACCGATCGATCAAGCTCCTGCGCCTGTATGACGCCGCGCTGGCCCGCGCGGAGAAAGCAGAGCGGAATATGAACGCCATCGGCGAATCATGGCGCCTACCGTGCGAGCGCGCCGAGTCTCGCTTGGCCGAGGCGACCGCGCTGCTGGAGCAAGTCGAGGATTGCTATGCGGACAACGAGGAAGCAGAGCAGTTAGTGAGCGCCGTTCATGCTTTCCTGCGTCCGTGCGACCACTCCGGGATAGGCATGCCCGAGTGCACGCTGTGTGACCCGCGGCTCTCCGCCACCCCCGCGCAGGCAGCGGAGCCAGAGGACTTAGACCTAGGAGACGCAATCATCGCAGCGTGCAAGGCTGTTCACGAGCCTCGTTCTCTTCTGACGCGCGTCTATAATGCAATTGGATTGCACATAGGACATGCACCCGCAGGTGCCGAGCACCCCGACACCATCGCGCTCCGGGAGTGCCGGGCGGAGTTGGAGCGCAAAGACAGCGCTTGGATGTCCGAGGTGAAAGCGCACCAGGAGTCTGCCACGCGCTGGGGCAAGCGAGCTGAACGGTTGCATGGTGATGTTGAATCCGCGCGCGCCGAACGGGACACGGCGCTGGAGAAACGGCATGAGGCAATCCAAGAGCAGGCGCGCTTAGCCGATGGCTGCAATGCGGCGCTGGCCCGCATCGCGGAGCTGACAGAACACAATGTGCAGCAGGGAGTACGGTACGAGTTCCGCATCGCCCGAGCCGTGGCTGAGCTGGAGAACGAGGCGCTGCAGCCGAGCGCCAGAATCAAGCGCGCACTGGAGGCGCTGCGATGAGCCGTACGCCACCCGCAGCCCCCGAGATGTGCCATCACGACGGGTACAGCCACAGCAAGCTCGTGCCTTGCCCGAGAGAGAGGACTGCAGCGCCGGAG